CAGAGGAGACTTCACTTACTTCCATTAAAGCACACTCGACACTTGTTATTGTGCGCGTATCGAGTCTGGAACGGTAAGATATGAAATCTGATAATGCATTCTGAATATCATAATAGGGAGGCGAATCACATGAATTGCGAAGATCCCTTAGTTTACGAGAAACTTTCTTTTGCCAAGCAATGACTAATTCAGGAAGATTATACTCATCTTCATCTAAGATAAACCATTCCTCAAAAGTTAATGAGGTGGTATCTCTTTTAAGAGAAATAGTAGACTGGCCTTTAAAAGGAACCGCAGTCTTTGAGAAAGAACAGTGTTTAATTGTAGTAGTTTTCATTTGCAGGGCGGCGAGAAAAGTCTCAAACCAAGCCGGGTTGAAGAGCCGGAGCACCGGATAACATTTGCTTTATAACGAATAAAACAATGTTCCAAAAAGAAAAACGATAGCAATAGACTAAGAAGTAAAAAGGTCTTGAGGTTCGAAGTTCCCAGGACTCTCACGGCTCTATGACGCTTTCTTGAACGGTACTAAAATACTGACAAGACCTAAGAGTGTTCTTTAAGTGGAATGCGCCCACTACGCGGGGGGGGCTACTTTTGGTTATGTTTTTGGGGTCAGAACTTATTTTTGTATTTTTGAATATTTTTGTTCTGACAATTTTATATTTCATAGTTTACAGACTTCGCGGTCAAAGGGGATCAAACTATAAACTCAGACTTGACAGTCACTTCCTTCCATTCTACGTAGTTCATTCTCAACGGACGAGTAAACTCGGCAGAGGGAAGAACTTTTGAAGTGACTACAAGAAGTTTATTCTGATACTCTTTAAAAACATCACGAGGATGCAAAGAAAGTTCTCTCAAAACACTATCAACATTCTGAACGGTGGTAGGAAGAAAATCATTTTTGGTAGTCCAGTGAAGAGGTTCTAAAACATCAGAAACATGCATAGGAGCAACTACACGCTGAAGAATCTCATCAAAGCGGAAAGAACGTTTCAAGTAAGCTACTTCAGTAATTGTACGAAGAGGAGTAGCACTAGTGCCTTTTAACTCACTAGTGTAAACCTGTCCACAAGAAACCATAACTGTAGCTAAAGAATGTTCATTAAAAATGAGAGACTTTTCAGGAGAAACAGAGAAAAGACTATCATCACCGTGCACGGACAAATACACATGTGTATAAAAGTCACGAAGTGGTTGATCAAGTAAAACCCAACAAACACCATGATAAAGGTGATTAAGCAAGCAATTAATCAAAAAGGTGATATAATTACCAGAAGGCAAACCATGAGACAATTCAAAAACTAAAGTGGCTTTACTACCACTGGGCTTCCCAATAAAAATAGCATTACAAATGTCCATAAATAGAGTAATTCTAAATTCAGAGAATTCATCATCATACCATTCATTTATCAAAGTAACACAAGACATTAGAAAGATAGACCAGTGTCTTCCATCATAGCCGGAGAAATCACCAGCACCGATAAAGGTACCTTTGTGTCTCGTAAGCTTCCGATAGAGAAAGTCCCATTCTTCAGAATAAACATTTATGCCTCCAGTGATTCCATTATCAATACGATTAAGTGTAATCCAAGAGGAAAAGGCTCCAAAGTACTTCTTCATCAAATAAAGATTATGGAAAGGACCACACCAAAACATTCTTGTTTTACCTAGTTCAACTTTAACCAATTCTCTCTTTTCATCCTTTAATTCAGAAGTATAAAGAAAAGTTGGACGAATCCCGGACTTAATTCTACCTTCGAGATGAGTAATATCTTCCTGAAGCTCGGCTCGAGCTAAAAGATTTTGTTCACAATCTCGGTCACAAGAAAAAATTCTTTTTTTTAAACGTGCAGACTTGGGATGAATCAAAGTATCAGGATAACCTGG